GCGCAAGGCGGTGCGCCTGCTCAAGAAGAACAACGCGCAGAAATTCGGCGGCTACTACATCGCCATCGTCGGGCCGGACACGATCTTTGACTTGCAGGACGACGAAAAATTCATCGCGGTGAGCAAGTACCAGGACAAGGAGAACATCTACACGGGCGAGGTGGGCCGTCTGTTCGGCGTGCGGCTGGTGGAGACGACCGAAGCCAAGATCTTTGAGGGCAAGGGCGCAAGCGGCGCGGACGTGGCGAGCGTGATCGTGCTGGGCAAGTACGCCTACGGCATCACGAGCCTGAAAGGCAGCAAGCCGAGCGTGATTGTGAAGCCTGCGGGCAGCGCGGGCACGGCCGACCCGCTCGACCAGATTTCCACGGTGGGCTGGAAGATGGACGGCTTCGGCGTGAAGATGCTTCAGCCGGAGTATGCGGTGAGAATCGAGTGCGGATTCAGCGCATAAGAGCATGCCCCGCAGGCAAGGGGAGCTTAGGGGGCTAAGGAACAACGGAAGGAGAAACCATGGACAACGTCAACACGACCAAGAGCATGAAAAAGGCCAGCACGCAGCTGGAGGGCAAAATTCAGAAAACGCGGGACAACATGGACGCGCTGCTGGCACAGGCGGGATGCAAGGGGGCGAAAAAGGTCAAAACCCGCATTCCGCTCAGCCCGGTTACGCCTAACGACGACGTGCTGTATCTGGGGCTGAACGGCGTGAGCTTTTATTTCAAGCGCGGCGAAACGGTGGAACTGGCCGAACCGCTTGTTGAGCTGATGGAAAACTGCAAGGAGCTGTAAGGCGATGGAGAGGGAGAAACCCAGAGAACCGCCCCAGGCGGGCGACATTCGGCTTGACCCCTTCGAGGTCTTGCGAAGCGAACAGCCGCTCAGCAGTGAGGAAAAGGCGCTTTTGCGCAGAGGCTACGATCTGTTTGAGTTTTACAGGCGGCACCTGCTGGAGGAACACGGGGAAATGCGCAGGGCACGTGCCCTGCGCCAGAAGAAACAGCAGGACAGAAGCCGCACGTCGCCCGCCTCCAACACGCTGGGCAGCTGCATCGACAACGCGGTAGCCGATCAGATTGACAACCGTCCCGAAGCGCTGATGATCCCCGAACGGGAAGAGACGGCGCAAAGCGCGGAAGAAATGACCGACGTGGTGAGCTTCGTGCTCTATCAGGCGAAATTCGACGAGACATACGCCACGCTGATGGAAGATGCGGCGGTGACGGGCACCGGCGTGGCGCAGGTTTTCTGGGACGACGATCTGGACGGCGGAGAGGGCATGGCCAGCGTGATGGCCTGGCATCCGGAGGATTTTTATCCCGACCCGATGTACGAAGACATTCAGCTTGGGCGCGGCTGTTTTAAGGCGACACGCACGAGCGTGGCATGGGTGGAGCAGCACTATCCCCACGCGCGCGGCTTTGTGCAGCCGGATCAGGCGACGAGGCCGGAGGAAGAGAACGACCCCATGCTGGAGGCGCCGGAAGGGGACGCGGTGACCACGCTGCTGGAATTCTGGTACAAGAAATACAACGCCCAAACGCGGCGGACACACGTACACATGGCGCTCTTTGCCGGGCGCGCGCTGCTTTACAGCAGCGAAACCGGGTATGGAAACGAGGAAGGGGCCTATGACGAGGGCGTTTATGCGCACGGGCAGTATCCGTTCGTGCTCTACAAATACCGCGACGTGTGGCGCAAGCCCTTCGGCACGGGCATGGTCTACGACTATCGGGACAGCCAGGAGGCCATCGACCGCTATTACAAATACCTGGACGACAACGCGCGGGAGAGCAGCGTTCAGCGTCACTTTATCCGCAAGGGAAGCGGTGTCAACCCGGACGACGTGGCCGACCTGCGCAAGACCATCATCGAGTGGGACGGAAACGACATCCGCGAGGTGCTCCAGACGGTGCAGGCCGCGCCGCTGAACGGTCAGGTCTATCAGATGATGATGCAGCTGACGGACGCGATGAAGGAAGACAGTGGGCAGAACCAGTTTGTGCGCGGCGAAGGCGGAAAAGGCGTGACGGCGGCGAGCGCGATTCAGGCGTTGCAGGAAGCCGGAGGCAAGATTGCCCGAATGCACACGGAGAAATACAAGGCGGCCTTCCGGCAGATGGTCGAACAGATTCTCTGGGTGCTGAGCGAATACATGGAGCCGGGGCGCAAGATGAAAATCATTGGCGGCTGGGACAGTTCGGGCAACATGAAAGAGAAAATCATCGAGCTGATCGCCCCGAAGGGCGAGGGCGACAGGCTGCCCAAGCCCGCTTACACGGTGCGCGTGCAGGTGCAGAAGAGCAATCCGCTCCAGATTCAGGCAGACAACGAATTTTTGACACAGGTCGCGACGATCTGCGCGCAGAGCGGAAGCCCGCTTCCGCCGGAAACCGTGGTCAGCCTGATGGAAGGCGTGAGAACCAAGGGAACGGTGCTCAAAGCCTTGCAGGAAAACGGTCAGATGCAATCGCGCATGCGCATGCTGGAGGAACAGCTGGCGGCGGCCAATCAGAAAAACGAGAGCATGCAGCAGGCGGCGCGGGGCATGCAAAAAGCGCTGACGAGCGGCGGTTATGCCAACCTGGGGGTGGAAGCGGATGTTCGAGGCGAAGCTGACGGCGGCGCAGAAGGATGAAATCTTCGAGCGCGCGATCTTTGAAGGGGAGAGCGACACGGCGCTGGCCGAAACCTATCAGGTGAGCCGGAAGACGATCTGGCGGGTGACGCACGACAAAAAGCGCATTGCCCGGAAGAAAAGCACGCTGGAAACCATGCGCGAACTGGCGCAGATGCGCATTGACGCGCAGGCCGAACGGGCGGCGCGCAAGCAGATTGAGCTGATGGACAGGGAATTGCCGGACAGCATGATCTACATCAACCAGAACGCGGCGACGGAAATTCTCGACAGGGCGGGCGTGAAGCGCAAGGACGAGGAAAGCGGCGAAATCAACGTCAGAATCACAGGCGGCTTTGCGACGAAAATGCCCAAGGGGGACTAAATGGACATCACGCTGCACTACGAACCGACGAAAAAGCAGCTTGCTTTTCACGAAACGGACGTGGACGAGGTGCTTTACGGCGGCGCCGCTGGAGGCGGGAAGAGCTACGCGATCTGTTGGGATGCGCTGGTGCGATGCCTGCGTTATCCGAAAACGCATGCCTATCTGTTCAGGCGCACGTATCCGGAGCTGGAGCAGACGCTGATTCAGACGATGCTTTCCATCGTGCCCAGGGCATTGGGCAAATACACGGCGAGCACACACCGGATGAGACTGGTCAACGGGAGTGTGCTCCATTTTTGTCATTTGAGCAACGAGGGCAAGGACATGCTCACCTATCAGGGCGCGGAGATCCAGTGGCTCTACTTCGACGAGCTGACGCATTTCACCAAACCCATGTACGATTTCATCCGCAGCCGCGTGCGCGCGCCGGATCGAATGAACATCGTGCCCTGTGTGCGCTGCGCCAGCAACCCCGGCGGGCCGGGGCACAGCTGGGTGAAGAGCTATTTTGTGGATGCGACGAACATCGGGGAAACCATCATCACCCGCGAGGTGCTGCTGGACGGCGAGGACAAGCCGCAAAAGCGGACGATTCAATACATCCCGGCGACGGTGCGGGACAACCCGCACCTGCCCAAATCCTACGAAGTTGAGCTGATGCTCAAACCGCCGAAACTGCGCGACGCGCTGCTCTACGGCAAATGGGATGCGTTTGACGGGCAGGCTTTTCCGGAGTTTATCGACGATCGCGAGCACTACGAAGACCGGCAATGGATGCACGTCATTGCGCCGTTTTCCATTCCGCTCTGGTGGCCGCGGGTGGTTTCCTTCGACCATGGCTACACGAGGCCGTATTCCTTCGGCGCGTGGGCCATCGACGAGGAAGGGCGGGCTTACCGGTACAAGGAGCTTTATGGATGCAAAGAGGGCGAACCCAACACGGGCGTATGCCAGACCCCGGAAGAGATTGCGCGGGCGCTGGAGGCGTTCATGGAGCCGGAATACCGCGAGGGTATTCACGTCAGTGGCATTGCCGACCCGGCAATCTGGGACAGAAGCCGGGGCACGAGCGTGGAAGAACAGATTCGGCACGTGTTTTCCGGCGTGACGTTCATCAAGGGAGACAACACGCGGCTGGCGGGCAAGATGCAGATTCACAACCGGCTGCGGTTTGACGAGGATGGGCGGCCGATGATGTATATCTTTGAGAACTGCCGGGATTTTCGGCGGACGATACCGACGCTCTGCTACGACGCGCACAAGGTTGAGGATATCGACACGGCGGGCGAAGACCACATCTACGACGAGACGCGGGATTTTCTGATGTCGCGTCCCATCGCGGCGCGGCAACCCGTGCAGCCGCCGAAGAAGGTATGGAACCCGCTGGGGTGACGGAAAAGGAGAGGAAAGCGACGAAGGAGTGAACATATGACGCTTTCACAGATCATCGCGCAGGCGCTTCGCCAGCTGGACGAAGACGCGGAGGACGTGAGCGAATACGAAGAGCGTTTCAGGGTGTATGCGAACATGGGCTACGACATCGCGGTTCGCGAATACCTGAAACCGAGGCGGATTTTTTACACCGAGGTGGACGAGGAGGGAAACGCGCCCGTGCCGGGGCTGACGGTTGTACGGGTCATCGAGCTGCGGGACAAAAACGGGTTTGACATTGGCTTTGACCTTGACCCGTGCGGGCGCTGCTTTCACGTTTGGCGGGACGATCTGACGGGGCAGACGCTGAGGGCGGTCTGCGAGGTGGCGTTTTACCCACTGGAAGACGGACAGGACGAACCGCAGCTGCCGGAATACGCGCATGCGGCGCTGGCGGACTACATCTGCTATCGGCACCTGTCCAGCGGCAATCTGGCCAAGCAGAGCCGGGCGCAGTTTTATCAGACCAGCTTTTACCAGGCGATGCAGCGGATTCGGCCGGAAGGCATGGGGAGCGTGACGAGGTTCAGGAACCTGTATGAGGTGACGGACGCACGATACTGTAAGTGATGGGGGTACGGGGAATGCCGCCTGCGGGCGGGAACTCCTTCCGCTTCGCTGCGCTCAGCACCTCCCTCAAAGAGGGAGGCAATGAGCGGTTTTAAGAGGTTTTATAAAAAATACGAGTAAGCGCAAGAATGGCTCCCTCCTTGAGGGACGTTTGAAATCGTCGCCGCCTGTGGCGGATTCAGACGATGAAAAACGCCGAAGGTTGGCGAGACGAAGTGAGACTGAGGGAGTAAAGATGAGCATTTCAGACAGCGATTATCAGGGGCGATTCACGATTCCCACGCCGAAAGGGGTTTATCAGGCGGCGGGCGACACGAACATCAACACGGACTACGCGTACCGAGCGGAGAACATCCGCACGGAGCGGGGGCTTTTGGCTTCCAGCTACGGCACGAGCCGCGCGTTTCCGTCGCTGGGCGCGCCCATCGAGACGCTGGCGCGGTTTTACCGCAGAACCCGGCCGGACGACGCGGACGTATATGTGGCGGCGGCAGGCGGCGCGATTTACACCTACACGATGGGAACGGAAGGCTGGGTGAAGCGCAGCGAAGGATACAAGAGCGACGTATGGTCGTTTGTGACCTACGAGGCCGTGGAGGGCGGCGCGACGGTGGACATTCTGATTCTTTCCAACGAAAAGGACGGGATGATCGCGGTCTACGGAAGCGACCTTCGGGTGGAGCGCAAGACGCTGACGCTCGGCGAGAACTACGAAAACGTGAAATTCGCCAAGCTGGGGCGGCACGCGGAGCGCATTTGGGGCGTGGGCGCGGAGGGATACCCGGACAGCATCTTCTATTCGCGCCCCTACGACCCGTTCACATGGACGGACGTGCCGGAAACGCCGGAGATCGGCGGCGGGGTGATCAATCAGCCGACGTGGGACGGGGACAAGTTCATTTCGCTGGAACCCTTCGGCGGGTATCTGCTGGCGGTGAAGCAGCGGACGATCTTTGAGATCCGCGGTACAGACCCCGGCAGTTTTACGATCACGGAGGCCTACGGCACGGACGGCCCGGGGG